CCCAGCGAAAACGTGAAGGTCGGAATGTCCGTTTACACGGTTTTCGATCTTCCCGCTGCTGGGTTCACGAACGCAGAGGCGCTCGCGGCCTTCGTTGGCTTCAACACCAACTTGACCGCAACTTCGAACGCCACCATCACCAAGCTCCTTGGGGGCGAGTCCTGACACTGTGTCAAGACAACGTCCCTTCGTGAGAAGGATGAAGGAGAAGTGGGAACGCGTCCTGGCTCAAATCGAGTACAGGCGCGCTCGTCGCTCTCTCCGTGGTAGCGTGGCAAGCACTCTTCCCGATGGGGATACCGGTGTCCACATTCGTGGAGTGAAGTCCTCTGAAGAGGATCCGCTCTACATTCGTGGGCCCGAACCCTCGTGGGGGAATCGCGCTGGAGACTACGTCGACAATCCCGTCGAAACGAGCTTTGGCCGACGCCACACCGACGTCTACATGGATAAGATCGCCACCAAGAAGTTGGTGGTAATCGCCGTGTTTGTCGTCGAAGTGGTGTGTCTTGCCGGTGATACGTTCTTCCTCAGGGGCAGTTCTTGCCCTTGAATCGAACGAGGTAGTTGTACACAGGTCTTCTATTAACCCACCAGAGGCCTTGCGCCTCGAAAGGAATGAAGTTGAATCATCACCAATCGGAGCGCTACATTGGCCTCCACGAAGCATGTAAGTTGTCGATGGACCTCGAAAACGAGGCCATCGTCAATCCGAGGGAAAGCGAGATGACCCTTGGCTTCCAAGCCAGGATCGTTTCGCTCCTTCGCTTGCACGACATCAACATGGCCAGCTTTGACAAGCTGGTCGTTGGCGACGGGGTTTGGACGCTCTACCAGTACCTTCGGGGAAACCCGGAGGTGCCGTGGAACGTGCTCACCCTGCTCCGTGACTGGTTGTCCGTGTTCAACGAGACGGGGTTCGACATGGTCGAATCCTACCCGCTGAGCAACGGTAACACCCAGGGATTCTAGGGGGCCTGTGTCGTCGAGGCTAGGGAAGGTCCGGCCTCCGCGTGAAGCGGGGGTAGACCTGAAAAGCCTGACGTCTCTCTGGTCCTGCACGGCCAATGAATTGGCTGTGCGATGCTGCACTAGCGCCGCTCGCGACATAACAACTGTCACGAGACGCGTTGAACACGAGGGGTTATCGTTTCTAGCGATTACCCTGGCGAACTACGGAAAAGCCATCGAGAGGTGGCTAGACCGTGGTATCGTCGACCCTTCGGACGCAACCGAATTTCGATTCGGGAGTCGTCGTACTGGTTTCCCTCCGTTCCTGGAGGGTTTCCTTGGTCTGGTGTTCAACCGAGCTAGTGGAACGGTTCTCGATTCGCCGTCCATCGAAGCAATCTATGCCTTGCGCCAGCTGACGCTGGGGTTTGGCAAGATGGCCCTCCCCGACCATCCCAGTGATGGGGTGGTCTCCCTCCTTGGCGACCGTAAGGTCGTCTCGGAGAAACGGGAGAGGTTAGCGATGGGCGGTTTCATCGAGTGTGAGCATGAAGTCAG